GAATCCATCAAAATCTGTGGACGATTCCACGGAATCAGTGGATGATTCGCCAGTGACGCGCGAGGAGTTGGAACTGAAAGCCCGTGAGCTTGGGATCAAGTTTGATGGGCGCACTACTGACGCGCTACTGTTGAAGCGCATTGAAGAATCCATCGGGGGCAAGTGATGGGATACACAAAACGTCAATTCGTGACCGCAGCACTAGAGGAAATCGGGCTGGCGTCATATGTGTTCGACCTTCAGCCTGAACAGCTCCAATCGGCCCTGCGCCGGCTTGATGCGTTGATGGCTGACTGGAACGGCAAGGGCATTCGCCTCGGCTATCCGTTGCCATCCAGTCCACAAGATAGCGATCTCGACGAGGAATCAAATGTTCCTGACTCTGCGAATGAAGCTGTAATTCTTAACCTTGCCATTCGGCTCGCACCGAGCTATGGCAAGCAAGTCGCAATTGAGACAAAGGCATCGGCCAAGCAGGGCTATGACGTATTGTTGCAGCGTGCCACTGTGCCACCACAGCAGCAGCTCCCAGGATCGTTGCCTTCTGGAGCCGGGAACAAGCCGTGGCGCGTGTACGATGGCCCGTTTATCCGGCCGCCAGTGGATCCGGTTACCGTTGGCCCTGATGGGCCATTAGAATTCAATTGAGGGGTAAATATGGCTCAGATCAATCAATTACCGTTGATGTCCAGCATTTCATCGGGTGAGCAATTGCCCGTCTACAGCCCGAACAATGGCGATGCTCGGCGCGTTTCAATCGGTACCCTGCTCGATTACTTTGAGCAGACTTTTGCAAGCCCTACGGTAGCCACGAACGTTTATACGCCTGGCACCGGGTTCAACATTGCAGTGCCTACGCCTACTGGCCCACAGTGGATTCTTATCCAGCCTGCAGGAACTCTGGCCGCTGGGACGGTAACGTTGCCACTGAACACGACAACGCCAAACGGCACTGAAATTCTAGTCACGACGACTCAGATTATCACCACGTTCACGCTGGCGCTGAATGGCGCAACGGCAGCATTCGGAGTGCCTACGACGCTCGCAGCTAACGCATTTTTTAGAGTGCGCTTCGTACAGTCCACTAATTCGTGGTACCGTATTTCTTAACTTTAATTCTCCGGGGGAGTGAGAATGGCTGACATCATCAAGAGTTATAACGACGTTGCAAGACGCAATGTCGATATGTTAGACGGCACATATTCTGAGGTGATTACTTCAATCTCTCAGAATATGACCAACAAGTTTCGTGAGGCTTTCGAGGCTTACGATCCGGTTAGCGGCGGGAGGTGGACGGAGAGCAAAGCATCTGGCGATCTTGTCTACGTGGACGGCAATGCTGCTGCTGCTTCATATCTTGTCATCTCAAAAGATCCGCTAACGGCTGGAACTGAGACTGCAATTACGTCAATTGGCCGAGTTTCGTTGCCAATTGAAGCCGCTATTGGCGCAAGCATGTCTCAGCGCACTCTCGGGCAGGAATTTTCTATTGAGATGATTGACACAGGCGCGCCATTGCCAGATGTGTCAGACATTGAAATTAGCAGCATCAGCCAAGCCACCACGACGCTGACTGTTGATACTGTTACTCCCCACGGGTTGAGCGTTGGCAAGAGTATTGGTATTCGCGATTGCTCCAATGCGTTGGCTAACTACCCCTCGCTAGTTGTTGCGACTGTTCCCAGCCCAACGCAATTCACTGCTACGGCTGGCCCTGGCGGAACGATTGCATCCCAGACGATCGCCAACCCTACGGGCGCAAAGGGATTTGTGTACTTCCGTGAGCGGCTTGGGCGTGCACAGAACGGAATTGCTCAAATTTTTGAGCAGGCGACCGCTACGCAAGCCAGCATGTATATTCGCTCTGAGGCTGGCGATGCGCTGCCATCTGGAACTATTGCAGGTAACCACTCTGTAACTGTTGGAACTACAGCCTCTGTCCAGCTTGTTAACGTTGCTTATCAGTACGCATTTGCCCCAACGACTGAATATCGCTTGTTTGTTCAGGCTGATAGGACGCAGTGGGCTGATGGTGCGGTTGATGCCGTGGCGCAAACCACGTCACGCTTGTTGCGCACCCAAGTTTGTCCTGACCCCAGCGCGACCTACAAAGTTCGGATTCGATGCACCAATAACAAATCGCTGACTGTCCCCAACGCTCAGATTGTCTCGGCTGTTAAGACCGGCACTACGACCGCAACGATCACGACGGATCGGCCTCATGGTCTGGTTGCGAATGATCCTGTTGTTGTTTACGGGATTCGTGCGCAAGGTGCTACCGAGTTCCCCAACCTGACTACCGCCACCGCGGTTGCTTCTGTTGTCGATGCTACGACGTTCACTATCGTCATTGGTACCGCAGGCACTGTCACAAGCTATGGCGGATACGTTGCTAAGGTTCAGGGCGGCAACTTGATGTCGGCGCTGGGGGCCAATGCGGTTGTTGCTCAGGCCGTCACGCTCTCCACGCTAGCGGATGGAACTCGGCAATTGCTGGTCACAGGTAACACCAACTGGGCTGGCGTGTCACTTGGAGACTTGGTGAATCTGGTGGGAGTTCGTGATAACACGACTGGCGCCACCCTTGGAGTTGATGGGGCATGGAAGGTTGCAAACTCTGCGACTACTTCACTGACCCTCGTTTTGCCATACGCAGGAAGCCTGACGCTACCTGCTGACTTCGGCTCCACGAACTGCGGCGGTGGTGTCATTAAGCGTACCGACATCCGTGTTTCGTTCTTGCGCGTGTTTGACTATGAGCGTGAGCGTGTTGAGTTGCTTGCCCGTCCTTCTGGTGATCTTGGCGCTGCTGTTCCTGTAGCTATCCAGGGCGGTACCGTTACCACTGTTTCAACCGTTACTACTGCTGGCGTTCAAGGCGTCCAAGCAAACAATGCAACGACGGTCCCAAGCCCTGTTTTGACCTCAATTGTTGGTGTTTCTGCTAACCCGGCGGCTGGCACCACGGCACGTCAACAGCAGGCAATCGGTACGCTGATCGGTGTCCCGGTTACAAAGCCCTATAGCATCCCTGAAGGCGAGTGGTCTTACGGCGCTGCTGCATCAGGGATTGTCAATACGACCACGGCTGTGACTATTAAAACGGCTGCAGGCGCAGGCATTCGGAACTACATCACGAGCATTCAAGTGATGGCTGAAACGCTGACCACGGCTACTGAGTTGGCGATCCGTGACGGCGCTGCGGGCACTGTCATCTGGCGCACCAAGATCCCAACAACGGGCTTGCCGACGACAACCATTGCCTTCCCAAGTCCACTTAAAGGGACTGCCAACACGCTTCTCGAAGTGGTCACGCTGACCGCCTCGGGTGCCGGTGCTGTTTATTTCAACGCTCAAGGATACGCTGCGCCATGATTCTCGTAAAAATTCAGAGTAAGACCTACTCAGACGAAGTTTTACATGTTGTTGCGTCAGTAGAAAATGCGATTGGTACATTGATTGGTTCATATGCTTTGCCATTGCCTGAAGATGCTTCAGACAATCAAATCAAAAACATGATCCTTGACATGTATCCACATTGAGTGAGGAAAGCCCGGCCTAAGTGCCGGGCAACCGGAGCTAATCTTGAAAACAGATTCACGCTTAAAGCGCGCTGGCGTCGAAGGCTATAACAAGCCCAAGCGCACTCCTAGCCACCCAACGAAGTCTCACGTCGTTGTGGCGAAGTCTGGAGACCAGATTAAAACTATTCGCTTTGGCCAGCAGGGTGTCAGCGGTTCACCGAAGCGCGAGGGTGAGAGTGCATCTGATAAAGCTCGGCGTGAATCGTTTAGGGCGCGTCATGCTGATAATATCGCCAAAGGCAAGATGAGTGCGGCGTGGTGGAGTAACCGCGTAAAGTGGTGACTATGAAAACTCTTGAACTACCAGATCAGGTATACCAGCGACAAGATGGCCGATGGTGCAAACCATGTCCAACGTGTGGCGTTGAACAGGATTACTTGCGCAGAAATTACGCAATCTTGTCGTTTTTAAATGGCAAAGAGTGCAAGGCGTGCAGTAATAGGAAGACAGAAAACTGCCATCGTGGAATGTTCAATGCAATCAGGATTTCTTGGTTCAAAAAGTGCAAGATTGGGTCAGAAACGCGAGGCATTGCCTGGAATTTGAACATTGATGATGTATGGCAACTCTATATTCAACAGGACGGAGTTTGTCATCTGTCAGGCATTCCGATTGCTTGGGCATCTGTCGGCCATATTCACACTGCCTCGCTTGATCGCATTGACAGCAGCAAAGGCTACGTTATGGGCAACGTTCAATTGCTGCACAAAGACGTCAACATGATGAAACAGGCATTTAGTCAGGAGCACTTCATTGCCATCTGCTCTGCGGTTGCCGACAAGGTTAAGTGGTGAACTGAATGCAAATCCCAATCCTCAGCGGAATATATTCAGATAACGGGCCAGACCTGCGCACGTCTTACCCTGTGAATCTTGTACCAGTGCCGAAGAATAGCGGCATCGGTGCAGGATTCCTGCGGCCTGCTGATGGCATTGTGTCAAATGGAACAGGGCCTGGGGTTGATCGAGGTGGGATCAATTGGCAAGGGGTCTGCTATCGTGTCATGGGCACCAAGCTTGTGACCGTAGCCAGCAATGGGGCTGTGACAGTACTCGGCGATGTTGGAGGGCCTGTTGATAGCCTAGTCACGTTCGATTACAGCTTCGACCGACTTGCCATCGCATCAGGTGGCCGTTTGTATTATTGGAACGGCACCACATTGACACAAGTTACAGACCCAGACCTCGGCGTTGTTCTTGATGTGGTTTTCGTTGATGGCTACTTCATGACGACTGATGGCACAAGCCTGGTTGTCACAGAGCTGACAGATCCAACGCAGGTCAACCCGCTGAAGTATGGATCTTCTGAAGTTGATCCTGATCCATTGCTTGCCGTGTTGAAGCTGAGGAATGAAGTCTATGCGCTAAACCGTAACACTATTGAAGTGTTTGATAACGTTGGCGGTGACTTCTTTCCATTCTCTCGGATTGATGGTGCACAGATTACCAAAGGCGTTATCGGTACTCATGCGTGTTGCGTCTATCTTGAGATGATTGCGTTCCTTGGCAGTGGGCGTAACGAGGCTCCCGGAATCTATCTGGGAGCAAACGCACAGGCTCAGAAGATCAGCACTCAAGAGATTGACGATATTTTGCTGAACTACACTGAGGCAGAACTATCAGAGGTCAAGCTAGAGGCTCGCAACGACAAGGCTCATCAGCAGCTATATATTCATCTGCCTGATCGAACGGTTGTCTACGATGGGGCGGCTTCGCAAGAGCTAGAGCAAGCAGTGTGGTTCACGCTGACCACATCGACGAATGGGTTTAGCCAGTATCGGGCTAAGAACATGGTTTGGGCCTATGATCGCTGGCTGGTTGGTGATCCTCAGTCGTCAAGTGTTGGTTATCTGATCGACACCATTAGCACGCACTGGGGCCAGATTGTGCGGTGGGAGTTTGGCACCATGATCGTATACAACGAGAGCAATGGGGCAATATTTAACCGCCTCGAACTAGTCTCATTGCCTGGCCGCGTGGCTCTCGGAGCCAATCCGATTATCACCACTAGCTATTCATTGGACGGTTTATCTTGGAGCCAAGATAGGCAGATCAGGGTCGGCACCATCGGAGACACCAAAAAACGGCTTGTGTGGTTCCAGCAGGGCGCAATGAGGAACTGGAGAATTCAGCGGTTCCGTGGTGACAGTCAAGCGCATGTCTCATTCGTGAGGCTTGAGGCTCAAATTGAAGGGCTGGTGAACTGATGGCAACGAAAAAGCTAGGTCTCACGCGCGATCAGCTTGCATCGTTTCTCAACGACCATGAGAAGGTAAAGCAGTTTGAGAAACTTTTCACAACAACAAATCAGCAGATAGATATATCAGAGGGCACTGTTTTTGAGGCTGGCGGAGCCCTGGCGAATGCCAATCTAACAATAGATCAACTTTATAAGCTCGCGCAGGATTCTGCAATTAGTTCAGCCATTGCTGATATTAAGGCTGAAGAAGCCTTATTACAGATTGATAGGCTAATGTCTGAAATTGGCGGATTGCAAATGATGCCTGTGCATCCACCAGTGAAACGGGCCAGATATGGTCAGTTTTATGACACGACTATCCAGACGGCTGCCGCGATCAATACGGCTTATGCCATTACCTACAACACAACCGACTTGTCCTACGGCGTATTTTTGCGGCCTGGCAACTCTGAAATCCAAGTTGATACAGAAGGCGTTTACAACTTCCAATTTTCTGTTCAGGTAGATAAAACAAGCGGTGGGACTGCAAATTTTTGGATTTGGCCGAGAGTAAATGGCGTAAACGTTGCAAACTCAGCCAGTCAAATCAGAATTCAGGGAAATGATGCTGAAATTTTTAGCGCAGCGAATTTCTTTCTTGACCTGAAGGCTGGCGATTACGTTCAATTTATGTGGGCGGTGAGTGACATAAGCGTACAGCTTCAATACTTTGCGGCGGCTGGTGTGGTTCCGGCTATACCATCTATCATCGTCACGGTTTCAAATAACATCAGGGTATAAACATGACAGTTACGCCTAAGACTCTGGTGGCTCCCAAACAGATGGAGGCTACCAACACAACTCAATACACTGCCACGCTCTGCAAGGCGCTGATTGACAAGGCGACCGTGACCAACACTGACACGGTTAACCGCTCATTCAGCGTTAACCTCATCCAGTCTGGCGGGTCTGCTACCAATGCAAACCTTATCATTGATGATCGAACTGTTGTGCCTGGCGAGACGTACAATTGCCCAGAGTTGATCGGTCATGAATTAGATGCTGGGGCATTCATCAGCACCATTGCCAGCGCAGCCACGGCACTCACTCTGCGCATTTCTGGGCGCGAGATC